CCTTTGATGCTTATGTAAGAAACCAAGGTATGGCTGTTCCTGAAAACTTCAAGGATGCCGGAGCTTGGTTTGAGAGTTTAAAGACTGCTCAAAAAGGATACACTCAGTCACGACAAGAAGTCGCAGACCTGAAGAAGAAGTATGAACAAAACCCGTCAACTGCTAATCCAGTTGCGGGACAGCCTGTGGTAGAACCTGTGAAGGAAGTAATTCCTTTGTTACCAGAGGTCTTAAAGATTCCAGAGAACAAGGTTGAAGAGGTAGCCAAGGTAGAAAACATCCCGGCATCCTCAGATGATTGGAAGCAGTGGACCATTGAGTTCACGGCTAACAATGATCTTTCGGCTGAGACATTGGAAGTCATTAAGAAGAAGACTGGTCTTCCTGATTATGTTGTTAATGAATATATGCAGGGACAGAAGGCTAAGATTGAGATGGCTTATACTAAGGCATCTGAGTTAGTTGGTGGTCGGGAAGAGTTGAGTAAACTCTTTGTCTGGGCTAGCAAGAATCTCAGTGCTGCAGAACAGGCTTCAGTCAATCAGAACCTAGCATCGGCATCTTGGGATGTAGCCCTCTATGGGCTTCAGGCTAAGTATGCTAAGACCACACAGACAAGCAAGGGTGCAGAACCCAAGCCAACCGCAAGAGGGCAAATCCCTATTGCATCAACGCAACAAGGACTCACTGGTTATCAAACCAAGCGTGAGTTCTCTGCTGAACGAAACAACCCTAACTTTAACAACAATCCAAAGTTTAGGGAATATGTTGAACAGCGAATGATGCGTACAAATTTCTCTAATCTACCCAAGTAATCCGTCTTTCGAGACACCGGATTATTTCTGAAGTCCCATGATAAGCAAAGCCCCCATATGGTAATGGCTGGCTTTCATGGGACTTCACTCGACTACTAGACTCTTTTTGAACAATCGAAAGGTTGAGTTCATTTTAGTCTCAAATAAAAAACAAGTTTCTATTTTAAGGAGAAACACACATGGCATTTCAGACAAGCTCCGATAATATCGCAGCAGCAAATTTTTCATTACCCCGTACTACTGCATCCGCAGGTCCCGATGGAACCGGAACTAATAAGCTTTGGCTCCCACTGTGGTCTGGCGAAGTTATTAATGCATATGATCAATACAATATGTTTGAGAATATGATCACCACTAAGAGTCTTACTGGTGGTTTCTCATATGAGTTCCCTATGACGGGTACCGTTGACCTTCGTCCATCGTGGGATGCAGGTGTGGAACTCATGGGTGGTAGCTCAGCAAGCAGTTCCATTAAGGTTCAGCTTGATAACCGCCCTATGGCAGCTCACTTTGAAACTGATAACATTGATATGCTTATCACTCAGTGGGACTATCGTTCTGAACTGGCTCGTCAGGCTGGCTTGCAGCTTGCTAATACCCGTGATAAGCAGCTGGCAATTGCTCTTGCAGCTGCTTGCGCGGTTCCTCAGCTTACCGGAACCGTACCGAGCGGAGGTGATGCTCGTGGTGTTGCAGCGGCAGCATTCCAAGCACCAGCAGTAGTTAGCACTAGCATTGTTGCTTCTGCTGCTACTGAAACTGAGTGCTTAAAGGTTCTGCAGGAAATTGAGAATTATCTTGTTGTCTGCCAAGAGAACGATATTGCAGTTACTGATGTATACTGCGTTGTTACTCCAAAGGTATTCCAAGTCATTCGTGCGCTTGGTATTCCAAGAAGCCCAAGTATCTTGGCTGGCTCCACTGTTGTTGGTAGTGCTTTCGTTAATAACCCAATGTTTACTGGTGCCGATGAATATGGTGCTGGTGCTCCGATTTCAGTGGGTATGAATCAAATGACTGATAGTCTTGATTACATGGGTGTCAAGATTGTTAAGACCAATCACTTGCCTAAGACCAATCTTAACATCACTGCTAACAACATTGGTAGTGGTAAGTATAACTTAAACTGCGCTGCTACTGCAAATGCAGCTGGTGCAAGCGGAGCTAATCAGGGTTTTGAAACTCTCTTTAGCTTCTATGGTATTATCTTCCAGACTAACGCTGTTGCTGGTCTGTCTTTACAGGGCATGAAGGTTGACACGGTTCAGGATGTTCGCCGTAACACCCAGTTCACGGTTGCTAGCATGCTTAAGGGTACTGGTATCGTTCGTCCAGAAACTTGCCGCGCTCTTATCTCCGGCTCTGGTTCGACTGTTACCCGTGCCGCACTTGTAGCGCATTTCGAGAGTGCAAGTGTTAAGTCCGCTACAGCAACTGATGCTGGTGCAACGGTTAACACCAACTTTGCTAACGGCTTCGGCGGTGAGTACGCTCAGGCTTAATGATTAATTTTATCTTTTACTCTGTCTGCGAATTTTTATCCGCTGATTAGTAGGAGGTGATCGTTTATCTACCCCCGGCTCCCTTAAGTGGGAGCCGGTGGGTTTTTTCTAACAACTAAAGGAGGCTACTATGGGCTTAATAACTAAGCTACAGGCAATTAATCAAATGCTACTGGCTTCAGGTGAGAACCTTGTAGCTGACCTTGAGGGTGAGTCGGGTATTGATACTGGTATTGCTGACACCCTACTTGAACAAGCAAGCATTGACCATCAACTCAGAGGTCTTGCTAGTAATAAATTTATCCGTAAGTTTGAACTTACAACCAATGGCTACATTGTTTTACCTACTCCAGATTCTGATGAGTCTGGTATCTTAGCCGCTGAGTTATTATCACAACACCAAAATGAGGATAATTTAATAATCAAAGCAAGAATATTAAACAATGCATCTCCTGCTCGTATGTGGAATGTAACAGACAATACCGATATTTGGGAATCTGCTAAAGGTCCTTATTATATTGAATTCACAATGAAGCTACCTTGGGAGAACCTAGAGACTTCAGTACAGAGAGCCATCATGGCTACTGCTATGCGTCACTACCAGAGTATTACTCAGGGTGATGAAGCAACTGATGCCTTCTTGGGATACCAAGAACAACTCTTTACACTTAAGAGTAGAGCAGCAGATGTTAATGACAAGAAGAAAAACATCTTTGACAGCAACAACATGCTTAGAGATGTTGCAATGCGTACTCGTTATTTTAGTGATCCTAATCGGTTTAGATACTTTCGCAGTGGAGGTTTTTAATGGCTATTCGCAGACGAAGCCCACAGAGTGGCTATGCCTCAACCAAACTTCCTGTCTTCACAACTAACTCTGTTGGTAGACAGTCGCCTAATAGACGGCAACCAAACGAAGCAGAAAATATTGACAATGCTTTAGTTTCCCTAGAGCGTAACTTTGAGAAACGACCCGGCTTTGAGATTGTACCGCAGAAGTCTGCAGCCGAGGCTAACTCATGGGATACTTCATCCAATGCTATTCGATTAGATTTATATTCTTTAGCAGCTGTGCCAGCAAACCATGATCTATGGTACTACTGGTACAGCATCAATGAAGATAATACATTTCTTGTTGTCATTGACTTTAGTGCAACAACGGATGCAGAAAAGTTATTCTATATCTTCAGAGTCTACCCCACAGGTAAGTGGGAAGATCTAACTCCAGCTACTCAAACAAATGCTAGTGGCGTTGTTAAGACAGACAGCCGTGCATACATCACACATAACCCCAACAGCAAGACAGCCAAGGAATCTCTTAAGGCTGTATCACTGGGATCAAGCGTAGTTGTTCTTAATAAGAATGTACGAGCGGGATTCAGTTCTGATGTTACTGGGGATGTAAATACTGATGGTATGTTATTTGATTTAAACGGAGATGTTACTGCAACTCCAGATGTCAATGGTCGTAAGATTAAATACTATACGGCAGCTAAGGTTGCCAAGGTATTTGACACGGGTGTGGATACCCTACCAAGCACAGGCGATGATGTCTTACTTGGATGGAAACCTGCACTAGAAGTTGGTATCTCACAAGCAGTTGGTGGAGGTTCTACTTCTCATATTCATTTATCTAACGCAGCATCTAATTTGGATGATACTTATAATTGGATGACTATATCAGTAACCTTTGCTAATGGGCAAGTAAGTACGGGACATAAAATAACTGACTATGTGGGTGCAACGCGACAAGCAATAGTTGATCCAGTCTTTCCACAAAGCCCAAATAATATAACCACAAGATATTCAATTAGTATTGCTTCATTAGCAGTTACTGGTAGTTTGGCAGCTGCTTCTGCTAGTGCTGCAACTACAATAACATTAGCATCTTCAGCGTCTATTATTAATGATGCTTATAAAGGACAGTCAATTGTTCTTGTAGGTGGTGGAGCTGGGACATATACTATTACGGGCTATGTAGGTCAGACAAAAGTAGCAACCATTTCTCCGGGATTATTAACTGCTGCTACTACAGGTACTACCTATACTATTAATATAACCAATGCAGATTATATCTCTGCTGATGACTACTATTACTACAATTCAGCTCAGGCTTATTTAGGAAGTCGTGTTGATAATTTATCTACCATTAGACTACCACCTGAAAAAGATGATTGGTTCTCTAATAACTCAAAGCTAACTAGTACTACAGATGACAAAGCCAAGCTAATGCTTGAGTCTCTCTATGATAGTGACACTCTTCTTAATGGAATTATCAAGGGTCGTGGTAAGATCTTCTTCACACTCAATCCATATCTTAATACAACAAGTGGATACTATAGAGTCATTAGTTGGAACCCAACTGAGCAGAAATATTATTATGCCACTGGAGATGCAGACAGAGAAATCTTTACTTACTCAGGAGTAACTAATGGTAAAACACATACAGTTGAAATCACTACAACAGGTAGACCTTATCTCCAAAAGATTAGAACACCTGATGAACACTCTTACATTGATCCCAAAAGAATGCCACAGAAGCTTGTGGTGTCTATTGATTCATCCAATGTAACCGCATGGAACATGGAGCCAATCAAGTGGTCCGCTAGAACCACAGGTGACAAGACAACCAATCCGGGACCGAGTATCTTTAAAACTGTAGACCGCAAGAAGCTTAAGCATGTAAAGATTAACTCCATCGCAGTCTTTAAAGATAGACTATGGTTCTCCGCTGATGATGTTATCTTCTCATCTGAGATGGGTGAATATGAATCACTCTTCCTTAAGGATGCAGAGAATATTATCACAACAGATCCTATTGACATTCGTGTCTCCTCAAATAGCTACTGTGAAATCACAAGTATGACTCCCTTTGAAGAGTATATGTTTATCAATACCAAGGCTAACATTCAATTCCAATTGATGTCTTCCGCAGGTATGGAACTGTCGCCAAGCAATGTAGCGGTAGCCCCGGTTACCTACTATGGTACTGCGCCTATCCTAGACCCACAGTTTATTGGATCGCGTCTATACTTCTTTGATTCCCAGAAGCTCTTCCTCTTTACGGGTAAGGGTACAATGGGCTACGCCTCTGCTGTAGAGGTTTCAAGCACAGCAGCTGGCTATTTACCAAAGAACTACAGGACTGCAGCCACAGCCCCCGCACAGGACACTCTACTGTTTGTAGATGATGATAATAGAAACCATATCTACGGCTATGTCAATCGGTTTAGTGGGGATAGAGTTGTACAGAATTCATTCTATCGCTATATCCTAGATGATACAGATTCTATTGAGACACTACAGTGCTTTGCTAATAACATGTATGTTGTCAGTAAACGAGAAACTAGTCTGGGTAGTAATACCTATGCTTATTATCTTTATCGTAACTACATGTTAAATGAAGATGTGTATGTTCCTCGTCTTGACCGTATGTTTAAGATGAAGATTATTAACTCAGTGACTCAACCTGTTAACTATAATGCTAAGTATGATCCATACACAGCAATGACAACTTATCGCATACCCGGACATACCAATATAGCTGATATTGACAAATACTTTGTTGTTCTCTTTAAAGGTTGGTCAAATAATGGTGGGCAGTTTGAAGAAGATCTCAGTAATGTAGCCATACAACCCTTTAGTGTAACTAATAAAACAGATGATGGAGACTATACTGAGATTGTAGTCATTGGTGCAAACTACGCAATCAATAATTACTATGTATACATTGGTCTTAAGTTTAAGATGAATGTAGAACTCAGTACTCTGTTTGTACGGGATGAAAATAATAATATTATTGATGGTGTATTGAATATCCGTAGTGCTATCTTTAGACACTACTTCACTGGACCATATGATATCGAAGTAACCCATAGAGGTAGACCCGCATTCACAACTAGCTATATTCCAACAAGACCGGAGTATACAATCTATGAAGATACTTTACCTTTAGAGATATTCCAAAAGCAAGGTGAGTTTGTATCCAAGATTCTTGGATACTCAGATTCAACTACTATTAGAATTACCAGTGAATACCCAACCCCAGTTAATATTACAAACATGGAGTTCAAGGGTAAGTTTAAACAGAAATACACAACCATTGACACTTAACGGAGATACATATGACAACATATGATAATTTAAATATAGCAACAACAACATTGGTGTTTCAGGGATCAGGAAATACATCTGTCGCATCTGGAATATTTGACCTAAGCTCATTAGCTTTTTTACCAAACATTCCTTTAATTGATCAGATTGAAGTAGAACGAGTGTTTGATACAGGTTATGATACTAAATTTGGTAGCTACTCTTTTACTATTGCTAATCGTAGAGAGATGTTTATTTTTCCAAAGAATTGGTATTCAATTAATGAACAGACAAAAGTATTAACATTTAAAGATCTTTCTACTATTCCACTTTATGATGATAATGGTTTATATTATCCTTACTCTAGGAGTTATGACTTTCCTAGCGGACCCAATCTTGATATTCCAACTGTTCAAGCTATTTCTACACAGGTAGGTGCTATTACTCGACAAGCAGATATAGTTTATATTCGGCGTAAGACCCCTTCAATAAATAGTATTGTAACATTTGCACCCGGTACACGATTAACTACTACCCAATTAAACTTACAGTTTGATCAATTAAAATTTAACATTCAAGAGTTAGTAGCAAAGTTTCGTAATGAAGCTATTTTAAAGTATGACGAGAATGCAGTAGATGGTCCTTTCCTTGGACAGGGCGATCTTAAGATGAATAATAATTACATCAAAGATGTTAACTCGCCAGCATTTACACTATATAACCAAAATATTACAGATGCTTCAGGTCTTAACTTTTCTGCAAATACTTTTCTTGTTAATTTAGGTGCTGTAGCTAGTGGTATAATTAATGGAACCTTACATAGAACAGGTCTTAATTCTAGTCCTCCTGTATTTTCTGGGGATTATGATGCTGGTAACCTTAAGTTAATTAACTTGACTAATGGTTCCAGTGCTCAAGATGCCGCTACTATGGGTCAGATTAGTAATGCAAGTAACATAACAACGGGTACTTTAAACCCAGCTCTATTTACAAACGCAACTATTCCTTTAGAAAAACTTTCTGCTTCACGAGTAACCTATACTCTTCCTGAGGCTGCTTTACCTAATGCCAATGCTCTAAGTGCAACTACAGCTTATGGTTCATCAACTGCTACCAATACAAACAACATAATCTATGCATCTGTAGATCCCAAAGGAAGAATTACTTCTGTTGGACATCGCAATCTAACTGTAGATGATCTTCCAACTTCAGGTGTAAATAGTACCCCAACTATTTATGGTGCTAGTGGTAAAGTTCCACAAATAACTGTAGATACTAAAGGTCGTATTACAGTAGCTGCGGATAGAACTTTAGCTGCCACAGATATCCCTGCTGTTAATGCTACTGCAATTACTGGTGCTCTTGTTGCAGGTAATCTACCTTTAGTATCTGGTTATAGTGGAACAACCGCAACAACCAATATTCCCACTAGCATCACTGTTGATACCTTTGGTCGTGTGACCGCAGTAGCTAGTAGTGGGCTTACAGCTAGTAATATCTCAGATTTTAATACTGTAGTTAGAAACAATAGACTTGATCAAATGGCTGCTCCTACGGCATCTGTAAGTCTTAATAACCAAAAGATTTTACTTTTAAGTGATCCCACTATTGCTACAGATGCTGCAAATAAAAACTATATAGATACAAATTTTACTTCAACTGCAAATCTTAATGCTGCGGTTCAGGCAAATAGACTTGATCAAATGACTGCGCCTATAGCAGCTGTAACTCTTAACAACCAAAAGATTACAAATCTAGGCACACCAACTCTTGCTACAGATGCTGCAACTAGAGGTTATGTAACGGGCTATGCAGCTCCTCTATCAACTTTTTCTGCAGATGTAACTAGTGTTATTCAACCAAATGCTGTTTATTGGGATTCCGGTAATAGTGTATTCACTGCTAGCCGTAGTTCAACTAGAACAAAAGTTCGTGGTGTTGCTACACCATTAGATGCAAGTGATGCAGTTCCTTTAGATTACTTTACTGCCAATGCTCTTGTATCAAGTAGTGGTGTAATTACTGCTGGTGGAAGCAGACTAACAGGACTCGGCACTCCCGCCCCCGGAATGGCTCTTGGATCAGATGCTGTTAACTTTGCTTTACTTGAAAGTGTTGTTCTAACAAACGCACAGGCTTCAGGTCAGTTAGTTGGAAGTACTTTACCACAGGTTTATAGATCTGCAGCACCAACCCCAACAGCAAATAACCCAGCTACTGGTTGGAATAGATATGCTTTTGCTTTTGTAGATGGAACAAATCCACTATATGCAACAACAAGCACAATGGTTATTGTTGAAATTGAGGGTAGTAGTGTTAAGTGTGTTCCACAAACTGCTGCTCCAACATCCGGTAATGTATTTAATGGTTGGTTTTATT